CAACCGGTTTGCGCTGCGGTGAGGGCGGTGAACCCTTCGATGGGGCCGCGTTCCTTGTCGGCCAGGCGGGCGGTGCGGCGACGCAGCAGTTCGGCGATGACACCGCCGGCCATGAGGATGACCGCGGCGATCCAGCCACCTGATGCCTGAGCATCCACATGTCACCCCCTTCATGCGGTGAGTGGGGCGACGCTCAGATCGAGGCCGTGGTGGTCGTGGCCCGACCCCAATACGACAGCCACTGCGCGAGACGCAGGTCAGCGATCAAATACCCGGACCATTGCTCCTTCGCGCCGTAAATGAACTCGCTCTGGGAGCCGGACGGGTACACCTGTCCTGTCGTGTAGCGGAGCTGCTGGTTGTACACGTCGTACAAATGGACCCGTTCCCAATACCCAGCTGGCCTGTACGACAAACCATCCAGGTCGTAGGCGCGGGCCTGCCCGTCAGCCAAAGCGAACGTGTCCGGGCGGCGGGTGCCCCAGTCGTTCCCCGACGGGTAGAACACCGACGGCATCGGCTGCCCCGGCAGGTACATGGTTGCGCCGGCGAACGCGGGTAGCGGGGTGGAGAGCTGCGCGTACACCCGGTCGTAATGCCAGAAACAGGCTTCCGGGACCGGGCGACCCACGAGCCCGAACATGACCGCCGACGACCCGAGCAGGTTGACCGCTGACATGTAATCAGCGTTCGGGGCAATGTCGTGGTTAACCACTGTCCAGTCCGGTTCGACGTTGTACCCGCCCGTGACGCGGGTGGAGATGGGGACGCCGTTCACCAACGTCGAATCCGTCAGGTCATCGACGTGGCAGTACGCCGACACCCAAAACTCGACCGCCTTCGCCAACCACAGTTGGGCATGCGGATGGGTCGGCATCATGCAATAGGCGACGGCCGGGGTCATCGCCTGCCACGCGTTCTCCTCCGCACCCGTGTTCCCCGGGGTGAGCACTGTTCCCGTCGGGTCGTACATGAACCTGGGGTTCTGCGTCAGCAGCCAGTCCGCCTCGGACTCCAGCATGGTGAGGACTCGCCCCCACTGCGTGACACTCAACGAACTCCCCGACAGGGCAGCCGCTTTACCGCAGATCCCCGCCCACAGCGACGACTGCGACCCGTGCCCCCACGCCCCGCCATTGCTGACATGCGACGACGCGACACCGTCGATCAACGCGACAGCCCGGCCAGTAGCGGTAGACGCCGAAGCAACACCGGAAATCGTGGCGTCGTAGGCGAGGGTTTGCACCGTCACCCCCAGCGAGAACGCCACCGACGCAGCCCCCCGAATAGTGACCTCGTCATTCGGCCACGACGTGGGCACCGTGTAGGTGTTCACCCCCCACTTCAACTGCCGATTCAAGATCTCTTTCAACCGGATGTCGAGGGGGGCGTCGGTGTTCACCCTCGGGGTGAGCTCCTGATATTGCGTCAACGTCACGACACCCTCCCCGTCATTAGACGCCGACACCTTCAATGGTGATCAGCGTCGCCTTCGCCGTACCAAAGATCGTTTCGTTGCCTGTACCTGAGTTCGTGGCCACACCTACAGCTATGTTGTACGTCGCGGTAGACGGCGCCACGAACTCCACCCAAAAATGTTCAGAGAACTGCCCCGGGCCGCCCGCCGCGGAATGCACAACACGTATCCCGACATCGGCGAGGGTCGACGTGTTCGTCACCGCTGCAGTGTCATACCGGACCCGAAGCTCAGCTGTGTTACCAGCTGTCGCCGCTGAGCAGAACGCCCGGACCGTGACCCGGTACCGTTTCCCATTCGTCAACGCCACAGCCTGGGAATACCCGACAACCTCCGTCGCACCGGCCGACACTAGGTCAGTACCGAACGACGTTGCTTGCACCCGGTACACCAACAACTGGTTCAGGATCCCAGCCATCGTGTCTTCCACCGCAGCGGTGAACAGATCGCCGACGGCAAGCACGGGGACAGTCATGCGGATCTCCTCACAACGCGAGCCCTGAAGCCGGCCAAAGGTTCACCACGGCACCGGATGCCTGCGCCGCAGCCGGGGTGCCTTGCTGCCCACGGGACACACCAGTGAAGGTTTGCGGCGAGGTTGCCCCGCCGGGGGGCGTGTTCAGTTTGATGACCTCTTCCCCGATCTTGATGTTCAACGGGTACCGGGCGGAGACGGTCGTGAAGGTGGGTTTCCCCGCCGCGGTCGCGATCACTACGGTGGTCGTCGACGGCAACGTGAGCGCCGTCGACAGGGTCTGCGAGTCGCACTGCAGACGCCCATAGGCGGTGTCGTCAAGGACCATCTTCGGCGGGTTATCCGCCGGGGATGCATCGAACACCACCCGGTACCCGTCCGTTGACGGGGTCTCGGACCAGCCCTCAGCATGCAGATCGAGTTGCGTTGTCGGTGCAGCCTTCGCGGGGATGTTCGCCACCCGGATCCGTGACCCGATCAGCACGACACCGAGCTGCGCGTACAGGTTGTTCTCCGCGGCCATCAGGTTGACGGCGACCTGCGGTAGCCGGAACGCCGGCGTCGACTGGGAGCGCACATTGAACTGCGCGAGCGCGAGCGCATCCTGATCGCTAGTCGTGTATGTGGTGGCCTGATCTGCGAGGACACCGTAGATGCCTTGCGAGATCGGGTCGCTGTAGGTCTGGGTAGATAGGGTGCCGGATTGGGCGGACCGGTCGACCGACTCGGCGTTGATCAGGGTGGAGTCGTCGAAGGCCGGGTTGTAGACGCTGCCGTCTAAGTCCTGCACTGCGTCGATCGTCATCACCGCTGTGCCCGGTTTCCGGAACCGGCGGTCTATGAACCGGACTGTGCCGGTGCCGTCGACGAACAGCGTGGCGCCGCCGCCTTCTGTGGTGGCCATGTCTTGGCAGGCTTGCAACACCGACTTCCCCGATTGGGGGTATGTGTTGACCAGGGCGACACCCGTATCCAGCGTCCAATCGGATGCGGCAAGCCCTGCATAGCCGAGGAACCGCGCGACCCGCGCCCCGGTCGTATCACCCACGTACCCGCGGCCAGCCGCGAAATGCGCCGCGACCCGCGCCGCGGACAACGCCCCCAGATACATGGCGACCTGACCGACGTTGCCGGTGAACAGCTCCGACCCGTACAGCACCCACCCGACCGGGGACTGACCGACATACACGGCGACTTGCGCCGGGCCAGCCTGCGAGAACAGGCCCGATGTGCCGACCGAGACACCATCGAGATAGACCGGTGTCGACGCTGACGTAGTCGGGTCGAGCACCAGCACCACATGATGCCAACCACCATCGACCACCGAGGACGCCGACGATGCCACTACACCGCCGACGAAGTCCCGGATCGAAAGGTGACCTGACGGGTTCACGCCGCAGGTGAACAGTTGCGACGGACTGTACGGAACTACGTACTGTATGAACCCGAAGAATGTTGCGGTCGCGGCCGGCGTGGTCGACGTCTGAAACCACATCTCGAACGACTGCGGAACGGCCGCAATAGTGGTGTAACCGGACGTGCCGACCAGGTACGGGCCGGAGGACGGTGACGCTGGAGCAAACTTCACGCCGGTGCCGTCGCCGAACCCAGGCCCGTTATCCCCGAACACCGGTGCCCCGGGCCCGGCGACCCCTAGGGCTGCACCGTTGTGGCCGGACTGCTCGGCCGCAGCCAGCGAACCGGCATCATCGGTGACGGGCCACCACAGCAGCGGCCCGTCCTGGGCGATCTCCTGACGGATCGGGGACTGCAACATCACCCGGGACAACTGGTCCATGCGGTCCATCGCGCTGATCACTGTGACCGGGCGGACCCCGTTCTCCAACGCCGGCGGCCACGACTTGATGTACCCGGTGAACCGGTACCGGCGCACCGCCCCGCCGTCGAGGTAGGAGTAGCGGATCCGCTTCCTCGGGACCACGTTCGGCCAATACGGGTGCACAGTGGTGCCGTCGGTGAGCACCTGCCGGCCTGGCGTGTACTTCCCGAGTTGGTTCGCCAACTGGCAGGTGAACGTCGCGACCTGCGACTGCGACTGAGGCGACGTCCGCCCCACCCTGATCGGCAGACCAGCCGCGAACTCCACATCCGCGGACACGTCCGTCCACACACCGGCCGTGAACTCGATCTCCACCAGTTGCCCCGACGGCAGACCGGTGGCCATCAGCGGATACCGCGGCCCACGGTGATGCTGCCGCCGGCGGCGACGAACTTCTCCAGCATGCTCGCCACGGCACGCCCCCCGGACTGCCCGTCGTACAAGCCGGGAAGGTTGATGACGATGTGGTTCCCGCCGCCGAGCATCGGCCTAGACTGCCCAGCGGTGAGGACCTGCACGCTCGAACCCGACTTGTACATGAGCTCGGTCGCGGAACCCTCACCCGCCGTGTTCCACCCCTCGGACAGATACCCGCCGGACGCATGCTGCACGGCACGACCAGCCCCGCCACCCTGCCCCGGGGTCTGCCCGCCGGTGACCCGCTGCTCATAGATGATCTCGATGGTCTTACCGCGGAGCTTGTCGATCTGCGCCTGCAACGCAGCGATCTTCTTCTTCGCTGCGTCGGTGTCGGCTTTGATCGCGGTAGCGACCTGCTTCGGAGTCGCCGCATACGTCTTGATCAACGCGTCGACCTGGCCCTTGTTCAGCCCAGCCGCCTTCGCCGCGGCGCGGAGCTGATCAGTGTCACCAGCTAGAGCGGTGGTTGCTTTCTGCACACTGCCGGTCTGCTTCCCCACCGCAGTCGCATGCGCGTTGATCGCCGAGATCTGCGTCAACATCCACTCCCGGTTAGACCGGCCCTTCGCGGTGCTGTCATCCAGGGACTTACCGAACTGGTGGGTCTGCTCCCGGGCGGCACGGAAGTGGTCGGCCGTAGTGCCGAGCGCGTCCTTGAGTCGCAGTTCCTGCTGCGCCGCGTCAATCGAATTGTTCGACAGTTTGTCTAGGGCGTTGTTCATATCGGTCAGTTGCGCGGTCGCGGTGAGCGCCTTACTAGCCACGTCATTGATCTGCGTCTTCAATGAAGCCTGCTGCTTGGTGGTGTCTTGCGACGCGGTACCGAGATTGTCAGTAGCCGAGGCTGTCCCCTTAATCGCCGCGTCCTGCGCGCCGTAGGCGGCGTGAAGGTCGTCGAGCATCCCCAGTTGGGCCTTGTCGATGCCGCCCTTAGCTTTGATCGTTCCGACTAGGGACTTGTATGCACCGTCGTTGCCGAGTACTCCCGCGAGGAGATCCTTCTGACTGACCCCGAGTTTCTCCACCGCCTGCGCGGTGTCGCGGGTGGAGCCCTGCAACGCTGAGTTCGACGACTTCCCCACCAGCGCCCAGGTCGCCTGCGCCTTGGCGGATGTGTCGGCTGAGTTGGCGAAGTCCTTGTAGTCGGCGCTGAGTTGCTTGGTGATGCCGTGGTCTTTCCCGTGGGCGTTCGCCAGTTCGTTGACCGCGCCGTAGGCAGTGCCAGCAGCCACAGCGATCAGACCGAGACCGCCCAGCAGCCCGACCCCCGCTCCCGTTGCAGCGCCTTCAGCGACGGTCATCGTCGCGAGCGCGCGGGTGAGGACGTTCGTCCCGCCAGCGGCGGCGACAGCACCTGCGCCTTGCGTGGTTTCCGCAGCGGCGAGGGCAGCTTCCGCCGCCGCCGCCCGTGCCGCCCGGGCTGCGAGGATGTCCAGACCGGCGGAGGCGGCACCGAGGACTGTGCCGGTGACGGTGACGACCCCGCCGAGTTTCTGCCCCCATTCGCCGATGAAGTCGCCGACCTTGGTCTTGACCACGTCGACCTTCGCGCCGAAGTTGTTCATCGACGCGGCGGCTTGTCCGTTCAGTTTCGCGGCGAGTTCATCCAGGGCACCGGAGACGTCTTTCGTGCCGTCGGCGTTGGTCTTCATGTGGACGCCGTACGCGGCGAGGGTCTTCGCCCCGCCGCCGCCGAGGATCTTCGCGACCAACGCGGCCGCCTCAGCCAACGTGATGTGCTTCGCCGCGGCAAGGTCGGTGACGAGTTGCATGTTGTTGAGGGCGGTCTGTGTGTCGCCGGTCGCCTGGGTCAGGGTTTGCAGCGCGGTCTTCGTGTCAACGGCGGAGTGGGCGAAGTTCTCCTCCCGCTTAACCGTCTTCTCGATCTGTTTCGCGTAGTCCTCATAGGAGCCGCCGGTGGCGTCGATCGCGGCCTTCAGCTGGTCGGTGGCCTGCTTCTCCTTCGACCCCGCAGCCTGCAGGAGTAGACCCACCCCAGCGATTGCCGCACCGCCCACAGCCATCTTCTTACCGAGGGACATGCCTTTCTCGCCGGTCTGCTCGAGCCCCTCCCCGACCTTGTTCAGGACCTCCCCGAACTCCCCGCCGATCTGCCCGCCGAGCTTTGAGAACGCCCCACCGATCTTGCTGGACGCGGACTCAGCGGAATCGCCGGCCTTACCGAGCGTTGAGGACGCGGAACGGTCCTCACCGGAGAGAACGAACTTCAGTTGACGTTCCATCGTCCGTCCCCTCTTCCTCGTCGAAGCCTGCGGTTACCTCTAGGAATTCACGCCAGGTCAGGGCGTCGATGTCACAAGGTCGCCAGCCCCGTCGGGTGAAGGCTCGGAGGTAGCGGTCGTACTCGCCGTCACGACCGCTTCGTCTTCCGGGTCCGGGATCGCCTCCAACTTCAACAGCCGGATCTTGAAATCGACCGATTCACGTTCGAGGTCGATACCTTTCAGGTGGCGCAGCCACCAGATCAGCACCTGGCAGGCGTCGGGGTCGCGGGCGTCGATGCCGGCGGTCCATTCCTCGAACGTCCCACCGAACTCGTCGTGGATCTGCTTCCACTCCGAACGCATCATCTCGTCCGGTTCCCACGTGAACGTCTCCCCCGGAAGGGTCACCGTCCACGTCCCCAGCAGTCTGGCCACCGTGCCCCCTACCTGAATCCGGCTTTGCGGGCGACCACGTCAGCAACGTCGAGGATCGCCTTCTCCGCCGCGCTCACAGATGACGAACTGGCAGCCGTGCTGTAGAAGAACGGCCGCGCCTGCTGGCTGACCCACACTTCCCGGTTGCCGTACACCGGGTGCCGGAACGTCCCCGACCGGCCCTTGTTCTCCAACGGGGCGCCTTCCGGTGCCCGCCCCGAGTCGACAACGATCGACACGCCGGTGCCTTTCGCGGAGAACGACGGCTTCACCCGCACCGCCCCCGGGATCCGCGACGACCAGCCAGCGTTGGCTTTCACCCGGTCAGCGATCGGCTGCGCCGCAGCTTTGATACCCCGGCGCAGTTCGACCCGGAGATTCCCGGGCAGGCCTTTCAGGTCGGTGTACAGCTTCCGCAGGTCACCGGTATCGATGCGGACCTGCAACCCACCAGCCCGACCCGGCACTAGTTGACCTGGTCCTGAGACACGAGCTGGATCTGTACGACGGGGTTGGTGGATCCGTCCTGGTAGGCCTGGAAGTCGACGGACATCCCCAACACATCCGGCCCCGACATCGTGACCTGCCCGGTCTTGAACTTGATCTGCGGGAGGATGAACGACAGCCGGTACGGGTTGCCGCCGCCGGCGTCGCCGTGGGTGAAATCCAACTGCATCACGGTGTTGGTGTTCGCCGCGAACAGCGCGTACACCTCAGCCTGGTTGTTGAACTCCATGTCGAGTTTGCCGGTGACCATGGGGATGCCGTTCTCGAACTGCTCCGACTTCGTCCCGGCGTTGCCGAGGCCATACCCGTCGTCCCGCATCGGGATGGACCCGGTGAGGGTGATGCCCTTCACGATCGAGGTGACCGCGACACCCGACGCGACCGACGTGATGTTCGCCGTGGTCGTCGCCGTCCCACCCAACGTGAACACGGATGCGTCGGCGAACGTGAACGGCGCCGACTGGTAGGCCGCTGCCGCATACGCCGGGGTGACTAGGGATGTGGCGGTGTTCTCCCGCCACCCGTCGATAGTGACCTTGAACTGGGCTACCTGGTTGTCGTTGCAGGAAAACTCCCACCCGGTGATCTTGCAGCCCCGGTACGTGTACGGCTTGACCGTGCCCGCAGCTCGCGCTTCCGGATGCCCCACCTGCGTCGTGAACGACAACCCAGTCCGGGGCGCAGGGAAGTGGGAAGCCTTGTACGCGGTCGTCGCGCCGATCTGCACCGGCACTGCCGTCGAGCCGAGGGCGTGCTTCAGCCAGAACCCCATCCCCTTACCGCCGGCGGCGGAGAACCCGCGGTCACGGAACTCCAGGGTGATGTCGCCGTTCACGTCGTACCGGGAGATGACGGTCTGCGAACCGCGTTGAAACGCCAGCCCAGCTTGGATGGACGCGGAGTCGAGGAACGTCGGCACCGACTGCAACGTGTGGCCGAGGATCTCGTACCACGCGTTCACCGTCGCCTCAGTACCGACAGTCGTTTCGGTGATAGCCCCGAGGGACTCGGAAAGTCCTGACTGGTAGGGCATGCGCCTACTCCTTCACGTCGGCAGGCTTGGCTTTGGTGACCGGCTCCCAGAAGTCCCCATGCCAGATCAGCGGGTCACCGGGGACCGTCTTCCCGTCCGGGTCGAGGGTGTCGGGCTGCCGGTCCGGTACGTCGACCACCGCGTCGGCGTCGACGTACCCGCCGGGCACCCACTCGCACCGCAGGTCTTGACCTGAGATGTTTTTGACCTTCACGTGTGCCTCCGGGGCGTGACGAACAGCCCGACCGACGGCCGGGTAGGGGACGGGGTGGATCAAGGACCGTTGAGGCGGGTCTTCGCCGAGATACGGAACGTGACGTGCGCTGCTAGGCCGCCTTCGCCTTGCTGCCAGCGCAACGTGTGCCCGGTCGACCCCGGGGCTTGGTACAGGGCGAGCCCACCCAAAGACACGTCAGCGACGAGAAGGGCTTCAGCGGCGGCGACGATGCCGTACACGGCGACCATCGCTACCCGGGTGCCGGTCTCACCGGACCATGCCTCCGCGGTGCAGTACACCGACAGGTCCTCATCGCGGGCGCGGGCACCCATTCCGACCCACACTTGGTCTGAGGTAGCGCCGGTCGGCGGGGTGCCCTGCTCGAGCGACGTCGGATCATCCACACCAACGAACAGCGCGAGTTGGGAGAAGTCGCCGGACAGTTCCGGGCCGCAGCGGATAGCTACCGCCGGGGCGGCCTGCCCTAACGTGGCGGCGGTGGTGAACGTGTCTAGCAGGTAGCCGATCACCGCCGGGACTTGGCTCGTCGGGGGAGTGCTCACGCGACCGCGCCAACCCTCGCGTACGGGGCGAGCAGGTCCGCAGCGAGGTTCGGTATCGCATACCCAAACCCGGGCAGCGTGACCGTCTCGTCAGCCCCGTAGCGGGGGTTCGATGATTGGCCGCGCTGCGGCTCCCACAGATGCTGCAAGATCACGTTCGCCGCCTCGGTGATCGATGCCGGGACAGCAGTACCCCAACCCGCGACGTAGACGACGGTGTATAGCTGGCTGACTCCGCCGAACGCGACCCCCGACTTGCGGCGGGCAAACCCTGCGTTGGTATCGAGTTCGACGTCGCTGATCTCGATCACGGCGCCGGTGTAGATGTCGGTCACGGACGTGACGGACACGAGGGGCCGTTTCATCAGCCGCAGCTCCCAGGGGGAGCCGTTGGTGTCGACCCGCTCGGTGACGGCGCGGTTAAGGATGGGACCGCCGGTATACCGCTCGAGAGAAGCTTCGATCGTGGCGATCTTCCGCAGCAACTCAGCGTCATCGGTGACCGTGAGTTGCGACTTGTTGAGGGCGTCTTTCCCGTCCTGCAGCGACAGGACGGTCACTTCGAACGGATCATGGACTTCGAACCCGGACGGCGGGGAGACCCCAGCGCCGGTGCCGGTCGCGGTCCACACGTACTGGTAGTGCCCCAGTTGGGTGAGGTCCGCAGCGGGGACGTCCTGGTGGTACAGCCCGGACCCCGCCGCGCCATCGTGGGTTGGGCTGTTGTACGTCTGGGTGGTCGCATCAGGCTTCTTCACCGTCAACGACAGGGCACCCGCGTCGATAGGCACGGCCGGGACGACGGTGTTGTCCTTGACCGTCGTCGTCAGCCGGACGGGCTGCCCCTGCGGGTACCTGGACACAGGTCAGGCCCCGACCTCGTAGACACGTGCCTCGAATGTCGACGCACCCGTGCCGACCCATGCGAGTCGGCACAGCGGCGCCTTCGCCGTGAACGACTTCACGACCGCGATGTTCGTGGTGATCGCGGTGAACACGTCGGCAGGGTCAGCCGCCGCCCATGTCGTCCCGCCGTCATCGGACCATTGCAGGGAGAACGTGATCGTCGTCCCCACGGCGGTGACCGAGACCCACACGTCGATCGTGGACCCGGCGGGAACCCCGAACGTGGCCGAGTTACCGGGCGGCGTCTGCGCCCCAGACGCTTGGATGACCTTGGGCGTCTCGTAGGACATGGCTAGCGGGTCTCAGCCTTCGGCGCGGTCGCCTTCTGCACCTTCGTATCCACGACAGGCTCGGCGATGCCCGCGGCGCACAGGTCTTTGCCTTCATCGTCGGGGATGTCGACATCCTCGCCGATACCCGGCCACGGCTTGCCGTCGCGGGTCCCTGTGATGTCGACCCTCATCTTCACCTTCACAGCGGTAGTTCCTTTCGTGTCGGGACGGATCTGCGGGCGCCCGGTGGGACGCCCGCAGATCGCGTTGGGGATCAGGCGGCGTTGCCGGCGAAGTACTTGATCGCGCCGGTGAGGTCGACGAGGGCCGCGTCGCCGCGGAGCAGGCACCGGAAGGTGACCAGGTCCGTGGAGAACGCGAAGTCGTCGGACCGCTCGAACCGCACCCCGCCCGCGAGGCGGACGAAGTACTGGCTGAAGTCGCCGAACAGAACCGACTTCGCCGACAGGGCGGTGGCGGCGACGTTCGGGTCGGTCAGCAGCGGCTTGCCGAGGAACATGTCCGGGGCGCCAGCCTGTAGCGACGGCTGCCACAGGTACTGCCCGGTGGTGTCCTTCAGCTTCCGGGCGGTGGCCAGCGTCGAGTCCTTCATGATCCAGTAGCAGGAAGCCGACGCGCGGTACGGAGCGATGACCGAGTAGTGCAGGTCGATCAGGTCATCCGCGGTGAACGCACCGACCACGCCCGCGCCGCCGGTCTTGGCAAGGGTGGCGTCGACGACGACACCGCGGGGCTGCGACGTGCCGGTGCCGGTGACCATGTGCGCGCCGAACGCGTTGCCGATCGCCCGGCCAGCCTGCATCGCCAGGTACGCCTCGATGTCCACGCCCTCATCGGAGAGCAGTTCACGCGAGACCTGGATCAGCAGCCCGTACTTGTAGGCGCCGAGGGTGATCTGTCCGAACGTCGGGTCAGTACCGCCGATGGTGCCGCCTTCAGTGACGATCGCCGCGCCGGTGGAGTGGGCGGTCGTCTTCGGGATCTGGACCGACTCACCGCCGGCGGTGTTCAGCACCGTCGGGGATGTCTGCAGGATCGCCGACACCTCGATGAGGTGCGCAACGAGTCGGTTGTAGAAGTCCGTCGGGACGACGTTCGCGCCGGCCGCAGCGGTCAGCTTCGACAGGACACGAGTCTCGACGGGGCCTTCGGGGTTGATGTCGAAGGTCCGGCCGCCTTCGCCGCGGAGGAACTTCCGCAGTTCGGCTGCCTGCGCCTTCTGCCGCTCCCCACCAGCTCCAGGGGCGTCGGCCTTCTCGACCGGGCGGCCGGACAGTTTGTCGAACGCTGCGGCGGCGTCAGCTTCGCGCTGCTCACCTTCCAGCATCGACTTGATGCGCCGGTCCAGGGCGTCGAGTTCGGCGTTCATCGAATCCCAGGAGCCCTGCTCCTCGGCGCTGAGCGCACGGTTTTCGTCGGCTGCGGAGTCGGCGAGTGCCTTCGCCTGGTCCCAGACGCCGGCGCGCCGCTCGCGGAGCTTCTTCACTGCTTCACCAGGCATGGCGGGGTCCGCCTTTCAGTTTGAGGGGTGCCTGAATGCGCGGCGCGGAAGCGTTGCCAACGTCGCCTTACGGGTGGTGCGGAGCGGGCGCGGTTGCGTTGCCAACACCCGGACATGCGGAAGGCCCCACTCCGGGGGCGGGGCCTTCAGGTAGAGACGATGGGGCGGTTAGGCCCAGGGGTCGCGTTCGGTCAGGGCGATCGCTGCCTTCGCGGCGGTGCCCCACGTGTTCGGCTTCTTCTTCACGATCACGGGAGTCGCCCCGGTGATGACGAAGAACTTGCGGAGCTCGTCGGCCTGCGCGAGTTCGGCGACGTCCTCGATCGCCGCGTTGAAATGCGCGGCCAGTGACCGCAGCCCCGCGGTCGCATCGGGGTAGGCCGGTGAGTTCACGGGGGCCACGTCGACGCACTTACCCAGCACGAGGGACCGCATCGGATATGCTCCGTCGGTGGTGGACCAGTCGTCTTCGATGACCTGGAACGCGAACGACGAGTTCCGCACGTCGCCGCGCTTCACCAACTCGAGGACGTCGTTCCTGGCGGCGGGTGGTTCCACTTCGTAGCGGAGGCCCTGGTCGTCGATCTGCAGGGCGAGGGTGCCTCCGCCGACTGTGCCTAGCAGCATGTTGTCGTCGTGGTTGTACCGGCAGATCACCCCCGGCCAACCGTCGGCGCGGGACTGGTTGAAGAACCCCGCCTCGACCCGCTCGACGAACCCGCCGAGATTCCGCGACAGCTTTCCGAACACGGCTGCGTAGCCGCCGATCCGGTTCTGGTCGGCCTTGTCCATGCGGACCTCGACCGTGCCCGGCGTGTATCGCCGCTCAACATCCATTGCCTGCTCCGATCGTCCTGCATTGACTTGGGTGGCCGAACTTCTTCATCGCCGTCTCCTAGTCTTTCCACACGGCGAGCTCAAGCGGGTCAGCGTGGTGGTGGCCGTTCGATCGGCCCGCTGGGGCCGACGCGTCGGCGGGTGTGCTCTCCGGTGTGACCGGCGGCTCAGGCGGTGGCGTGGTGACCTGCGACCCGGGAAGGTGCACCGGCAGCGGCTCATCCAACGGGGGTAGGTCTTCTTCGGCGCGCATCTCGTTCTGCGTCCGCAACCCGACTTCGGTGTCGAGTTTGTAGATCTGGTGGCGGGTGATCGCGTCGGACCGGATCAGGGTGTCGGTGGAGAACTTTGCATATAGCGGCCGGGGGAACAGGTCGGAGATGACCCGCTCGATCTTTACCAGCCACGGGGTGAGCGCGAACGTGACGAAGTCCAACGCCCGATGCTCCTCCGTCGTGTAGGCGAGGGACGTGCCGGTGGTGCCGCCGATCATCTCCGGGGGGATCCCATAGATAGCGGCGATCTGCGTCGCGGTCAACTGCAGGGTTTGGATGAACTGTGACTCGTTCGGCGGGGTAGCCATCGCGTCGTAGTCCCAGTCCGACCCGTACACCAGCGGCTGCCGGCGGCGGATCGAGTTGACCAGCCGCGCCTTGATCGCGTCCGCCTCAGACTCGTCGACTGTCTTCGCGGAGTTCTTGAACTTCCCCGGCGGGACACCACCAGACGCGAACCAGTCATTGGAGTACTGCTGCGCGGCGAGGCCGGTGTTCGCGGTCATCGCATAGGCGGACAGCGGACCGAACCCCATCACCCGCCACGGCAGCGTGAACCACGGCACGTGCACCAACTCGGACTTGTCGAGCCGCTTCCCGCGCCAATACCACTCTGGCTGCAGGAAACTCCCCGGCCCGTCATAGGCGCGGTCCAGGACGTAGATCAGGTCCGGGTCCAGCCACTCGATCATCGTGGGGATGCCGTAGGAGTTCCGGGCGGTGATCAACCCGAACGCGTTCCCCCGCAGCGCGAGGGATGTGACGAGCCGATGCAGCCAGTCATACAGCGACCCGTTGATTTCTGGTTTCTGCAGCAGCGACGGGTCCGCGACCTGCTGCCGGACGTTCCCTGTCTTGCGGTAGATATGCAGCGGCAGCGACGCGATCGAATCAGCCAGCAGCCGGACAGCCGCATAGACTGGTACCAACGTGAGCGCGCGGTCGGTGTCGAGAGCGGCGTTCGACACAGGGCCGCCGCGGTCCCATGGCAGCGACGTGATCGCCCGCTGCTCCTCGCCCGCTTCGAACTTGACCCGAAGGTCACGGGGCGTCGGGGAGCCGGCGGCATAGAACGTGTCGCCCTCGAGCCGGATACGCGGCTCGGCGATGCCCGCTCTATGCCGCCGGAACAGTGCCATCGGTCAGACGCCCTGACCGAGGCCCGGGTAGAACGCGGCCGGGCTCGACGATGTGACCCCACCGGACACGTGGCCGGGCTGGTCGTTCACCGTCGGCTCGTCCCCGACCAAATCATCGCCGGGCTGGTAGCCCTGCCACGTCTGCCCGCCGTACCCGGGGAACGCCGACTCCTGCGCGACCTCGGACGGTCCGCCCTGCAGGTAGTCGTTGTCGCCGACGGTCGACACGGCGACCGGGCCGGCGTCAGCCGACTTCACCCCACCCGCGACACCGGGCGCACCGGGGAACGCCTCAACGTTCCGTGACAATGGGCCGCTCACGGCATCGTCCCGGACGAGTCGTCACGCCGCAGCCGACGTGGCCCCGTGGTGCCGGTGGTGTCTCCGTAGCCGGGGATCTGCCCGCCGCCTGGGAACGTGTCCGGTGGGGTCAGCGACTCCATCCCACCCACCGTCGAGGACGTGTCGGGCTGCGTCGATTCGTTCGCGTCGCCCGCCGAATGGCCGTATGCACCGCCCGCACCCGAACCGCCGCCGGGCTGTGTGCCGGGGTAGCCGGGGAACGGGTCGGTTGACAGCGCCCCACCTTGATCGGTGGCATAGCCACCCTGTGTGATCGTCGCCGCCACAGCCGGGTCGGCCGGGACGTCGTAGTCCTTGTCGTCGGGTTCCTTGTCCAACGCCCACGCCAGCGTGGCGGGATTGGTCGGACCGGTCCACCCATCGGGGCGCATACCGGGGAACGCGTCCGGGCTCGAGTAGATCTTCGCCATGGTCTCTCTTCCTTTCACCACACGGATCGGAGTACGTCGTAGTTGCTGGTGGCTGCCGCCCAGTGCGCGAAGCACGCCGCGTTCAACGGTGAGATGTCGCCGTCGGACTTCTTCCGGCCGAACGCAATCGGTCCGTCTCCAACGGGTCGGGGTTGCGCGCCGGCGACCGCAGCGTCGAGGAGTAGCTGCCCGCGGTGCCGCAACGTGTGCTCCACGACCGCGTCAACGAACAGCCCGCACGCGGCGGTCACGTCGCCAGTCGCCATGACCGTCAATGTCAACCCGGCTGCTTCGAGGGCCGGGATCAGCGACTTCCCGGGGCCGCCGCCGTCGATGACGAACCCGGCGCCCTTGTACCGCTTCGCCAGATCGGTGCACCGTTCAACGACCCACGCGGTGCCTCGGCGGTGCCCGTCAACGTCGTCGACATCGACGTGCATGAGTTTGTCCGCGCGCCGCCCGGAGAGTGCCAGCGATGACCATGCATGGTCGGGGGTGACGTCGATTCCGAACACTGCGCCTGTCGCGGGCTGCGACTCCTCATCGGCCAGCCCATGCCAGACCGCCATGTCGAACAGGGCGGATGCGTTGTCGTCGTCCCATATCCCGGCGCGTTCCCGGCCGAACGTCTCGTCGTCCATCTGTGCGCGCTCATCCACGACCGCCTCATAGGACAGCCGGCCGCCGAGCGCCGGATTGCCTCGAGCCCACGTCTCCGGGGCGTCGAGGTCGGCGCCGCGTTCGTTGGCCCAGTCGTGCCAGCACAACCGCCGGTCATCGCCCTTCATCCCACCGGTACGGGTGCGGGTGAAGACCTCGCCGTTCATCGTCGGCGCAGGCGGTGTGCCGGTGAAGATCAGTTGCGGGTTCCCCAACGGCGCCGCGGACACGGTCGGCATCAACGCAGCCAACGCGTCGTCGGACAATTCCTGCGCCTCATCCATCACGATCACGTCGACCGTGAACCCACGACCAGAACCCTTCGACCGGGCGATGAACTCCACCGACGCGCCGTTGATCAGGTAGATCGCTTCCTGCCCGTTCGCGCGGCGCACGTCCTCAACCAGAGCAGCGAGCTCCGGATATTGCCGTTCGTTGTCGAAGAACCCCAGCAGCCGGGCGAACGCCTTCCGCGCCGTCTTCACCTCATGCGCGGTGTGAAGGAACTTCTCCCCGAGCTCGACCATCCCGAACAGTTCACGGATCTCGAGGATGCCGTTCTTGCCGTTCTGCCGAGGCACCGCGAGGCCGCACCGCGACGCCGCCCACTTGCCATCCGCCCGCCGGCCGAGCCAGCCACGCAGAACCAGCGCCTGCCACGGATCCGGGGTCAGCCCATACGCCGACGACAGGAACACCGCGTCATCCGCGTCGCTGAACGCCGACTCCGGAACCAGTTGAGCGGTCGGCTCCTGGACGCCGTCAAGCTCCGCGACGAGCCCGGCGCTCACGCAACTCATCCAGAGGCGTCTTCGCGGCTGGGCTCAACTTCCGCAGCCCATCCATGATCCTGATCAGCCGGTCAGCCGTACCCGCAGCGCCTGCCGCGCCCTTCTGCGCATCGAGCAACCCCGCGAGCGCAAGTGCGGCCTGCCCCTCGGTGCTGTCCAGTTTCCCCATCGCATCGAGATCGAGCCGCGCCTGCCGCGCCACCGATCCCCCACCAGGCGACAGGGTCTCCGCCGAGCCCAAACCAGCCCTCTTAGCCCGCTGACGGCACGTATCCCCGCAGAACCGGGAGTTCGGCCGCTTCGCCTCATACGCAGTGCCGCAGATGTCGCAATTCCGAGCAGCCATGGCACCGCCTCTCCGTCACGTGACCCGCGCAGACCGGGGGGATTTTTCGTTTCCA